ACTACGACGCCGAGAAGTTCGAGGCGGCGCTCTCGGGATGGTTCGATCGCAAGCGTGGCGTCGACGACCACGCAGCGAAGCAGAGGCAGTCCGAAGAGACGCAAAAGCAGGCATGGCAAGCGCGACTCGATGCCTACGGGAAAGCGAAAGCCTCCCTCCGCGTGCGCGATTACGAGGACGCCGAATCGAGCGTTACCGAGTCGCTCAACGTCACGCAGCAAGGCATCATCGTGAGCGGAGCCGAGAACCCTGCGCTCGTCACCTACGCCATCGGCAAAGACCCCGCCAAGCTCAAGGAGCTTGCGGCAATCAGCGACCCCGTGAAGTTCGCATTCGCCATCGCCAAGATTGAAACGCAGCTCAAAGTGAATCCCCGCAAACCGGCTGCCGCCCCTGAATCCGTCATCAAATCAACGACTCGCCTCGCGGGCGGCGGTCAAGACCAAGTGCTCGAACGTCTGCGCGACGAGGCTGACAAGAGCGGCGATTTTACGCGGGTAGTCGCGTACAAGGCGAAGCTCAAAGCCCAAGTGCATACGAAGTAAAGTTTAAGGAATACCACCATGTCGAACTCATTCAGCAAAGAAGAAAAAGTTTCATTCGAGCAGATGCTCGAAGGGTTCAACGACGCGCTCGTGATGAGCCGCAACGTGAACATCTACAACTACAACCAGACCGACGCGGCCCGCACGACTGCGATGCCGTCGAGCGTCTCGCCTAACTACGGCACCATCTGGCGTCCGCAGCCGTACATCATGCCGAGCGTGACGAGCGTTCCCGGCACCCCGATCACGTTCGGCGACAAGACGCAGCTCACGTGCCCCGCATCAATCACGAACCTCAAGACCGTGGCCTGGGGCATGACCTCCGTCGAGCTCCGCGACGCGCTTCAAGAGGGCCGTCTTGCTCAAGGCGCGAACCAGAAGCTCGCCTCCGACATCAACGTCGCGGTGATGCAGACGGCGACCGCCCTCGGCAGCCTCGTCGTCACGACCGGCACCCCCGCTGGCTCCTTCGACGACATCGCGCTCTGCGACTCGATCATGAACGAGACCGGCGTCCCGAGCGACTCGCGCTATCTCTCGCTCTCCTCGCGCAGCTACAACGGCCTCGCGGGCAACGTCGTCGGGACGACTCGCAGCTTCGGCACGAACAACCGCTCCGACAAGGCGTTTGAACGCGCGTACGTCGGCATGGTTTCGAGCTTCGACACGTACAAGCAAGACTACGCCCTGCGCAAGACCGCAGCCGCAGGCGTGGCCCTCACCGTCGACACGTTCAACGCAGGCGGCAATGTTAACTACGTGCCGCTCGCGACCAATACCGGCGTCGCCGGCATTCTCAACGTCGACAACCGCTTTCAGACGATCACGCTCTCGTCGAACGCCGGCGTCGCCGCAGGCGATGCGTTCACGATCGCGGGCATCAGCTCGGTGCATCTCATCACCAAGCAATCGACCGGCCAGCTCAAGACCTTCCGCGTCGTCTCCGTCGGCGCTGCGAACACGGTCGTCATCACGCCGCCAATCATCAGCGCAGCCAACACGCCTACGCAGTCCGAGGTCCAGTACCAGAACTGCGAACGCACCGGCCTCGGCGGCGCTGCGCAAGCGATCGTCTTCCTGAACTCGACGACCGCCGACTACAACTGCTTCTGGCACAAGTCGGCGATCGAACTGCTCCCAGGTCGCCTCGCGATTCCCGAGAACGCAGGCGTCGCCGTGATGCGCGCAACGACCGATCAAGGCATCGAGGTCGTGATGCAGAAGCAATTCGACATCGCGTCGAGCCTCACGCAGTACCGCGTCGACGTGCTTTTCGGCACCGCGATGCTGAACCCCGAGATGGCGGGCGTTCTGCTTTTCGACCAGTGATTCGCTGAGCGCAAGCGAAAGAGGGAGCGGCTTCGGTCGCTCCTTTTTTTTTGCCTTGCGCGTGCTACCGTCGCGGCATGCCGCTCGTCAAAGGATACTCGAAAAGCTCCGTCTCGAAGAACATCAAGAGCGAGATGAAGGCCGGCAAGCCGCCGAAGCAAGCCGTCGCGATCGCGCTCTCGACTGCGCGCAAAGCGAAGAAAGGCAAATGAGATGGCGCTCGTTTATCGCTGGCGAAAAGCTCACGGGCTCGAATATCGAAATGAAGCCCCGCACCTCGTCGAGAAGCGTCTCGCCGAAGGGTGGAGCACGAGCAAGGTCGTTGCCATCGCTGCGAAGACTGCCGTGCCCGTCGCCGCTGCTGCTGCGCCCCCGCACGACGTGACCGACGACGACGCGCCGCCAACGCGCGACGAGCTCGAACGCAAGGCCGCAGAGCTGCGCATCAAGGTCGACAAGCGATGGGGCGACAAGACGCTAGCAGAGCGCATCGAAAGCGCGCTGAAGGGCTGACCTATGGGCTACACGAAGCGGCAGTACATCGAAGCGGCGCTGACGGAAATCGGCCTCGCTGATTACGTTTTCAACTCGACCCCGCAAGACCTCCAGACGGCCCTTCGCCGCCTCGACGGCATGATGGGCGAGTGGAACGAGCGCGGCATTCGCCTCGGCTACCCGCTGCCGCTCTCGCCGCAGCAAAGCGACCTTGACACGCAGACCTCGGTGCCCGACCGCGCGAACGAAGCGATCGTGACGAACCTCGCGTGTCGCATCGCCCCTAGCTACGGCAAGCAGGTGCTCCCTGGCACGCTGGCGACCGCTCGCGGGGCCTACAACACGATCCTCGTGCGCGCCGCGATGCCGAACGACCAGCAGTTCCCTGGCACGCTGCCCGCAGGCGCGGGCAACAAGCCGTGGTGCTGGAACGGCAGCCCGTTCCTGCGCGGCCCCGTCGAGCCGGTGCTCGCCGGTAACGACGCGCCGATCGATTACGAATAAGGATTCGACATGCCGACGATTAACCAGCTCGCTTCCCTGAATCAGCTCTCGGGCTCCGATCAAATCCCGGTGTACTCTGCAAGCAACGGAGACGCGCGCCGCGCTTCCGTCTCAACGCTGCTCTCGTACATTGAGCAAGCGTGGATGTCGCCAGCCTTCCAGCGCGTGACGGCGTCGCCGACGCTCGCAGGCTTCACGCTCGCGCTCCCGACGACGGCGAGCTCGCTCTTCGTGCTCTTGACGCCGACTGGCCCGATGGCGACCGGCACTATCGTTCTCCCTGCCGCTGCAAGCGCCGCAGACGGGCAAGAAATCGTTCTTTACTCGTCGCAGGAGGTAACAGCGCTCACCTTCACGCTGAACGGCGCAACAGCCCTTAACGGCGCACCAGTAGGCATCCCCGCCGACGGGTCAATCACGCTGCGCTACGACGTGCTCTCGGTCGCTTGGTGGACGATTAGCAAGCCGTCGACGCTCGGCGTCACCAACGGCACCTTCGCGCCAGTCTACAACGGCGCAGGCATCGTCGGCACCGTGGTCTTCTCGTGCAGCTATCAGATCACTGGCAACGTGGTCACGCTCGGCATCACCATCACGACGGCAGCCGCGTCGACGCTGAGCTTCACTTCCGCGACGGACTACTTCGACGGGCTGCCAGGGCTCATCCTGCCCGTCGGCAACGTGCTCTCTGGCACGCCGGTCGGCGACGGGCTGCTCGCGCTCTTCGGCAAATTCGCGGGGCTCACTAGGGTTATTTTTCAGAAGCCAGCGACGCCGGTTATTGTTTTCCCTGCGTCCACGTCGATTCAATACACCGTCGCAACGTACCTCATTTAAGGTTTATTATGAGCTATTACACCCAGGCATTCGCCCCCGATTACGGCAAGGGCGTCACCGTTGCCCCAGGCGTCGCGAGCGCGGTGCAGGCGTTCCCGAATAACTCGTCAGCCGTCGAGCTGACGAACCTCTCGTCGACGATTCGCTGCTCGATTCGCTTCGGCGAAACGGCGGCGCTCACGGCGGACCTCAGTGCAGACTACACCGTCATGCCTGGCATGAAGTGCGTCATCACGAAGCAGCGCGGCTACGAGTTCTTCGCGTACATCGGCTCCGGCGCAGCCGGTAGTTTGCAAGTCATTCCAGGCGAGGGGCTCTGAGATGGGCCTTAAAGCGGTAGCAAATGTGGGCGGCGGCGGCGGCGGCGGCACGGTTACGGGCACCGGCACCCCCGGCAAGCTCGCGAAGTTCGCAACAGCGTCGTCCATCGGCGACTCGCTCCTAAGCGAATCGGGCACGACGATCACGAGCGCGGCGACGGCGGAGACGTTCGGCAGCGCGCAGACGTGGACGGTCGGGGCTCCGAACAGCCAGGCGCTTGTCGTCCT